CCCCCATGTGATGACTTTCGTTCACCATATCCCATGTCCAACAACCTTTTGGCGCACTCCTTGAAATCTCCTCCACACTCCAAGATGCAAAACACCGCAACCAATTTGTAGCCTTTACCAACAATAAATGGTGTGTTAGTGCTAAAAACGCTGAACAAACTCATGTCCTTATTCCATGATCCACTATTCTTGGCCTTAGAGTCACCTCCTGGGCGCAAGAACCATATTCTTTCAGAGTTATCACCGGTACGCTTCCACCCATGTCTAGAAAGTAATAGCTCAATATCCCCTCTACGATTGTAATCATCAAATGGTGATAAGCCATACTCCTTCACCGATGGCCGGTCATGAGCTTCGATGACTGCCTCCTCCATCACTTCGTTAAAAGACCTCATGATAGACATCAACTCTTCCCTTTCCTCCACATCAAGCACATTTATACCTTTCTGCACCAACACATACCCATCCGTTGGAGGAGCTACTACATATCCGCCCTCACCACGAGTTTCAATAATGCAATAAGTCTTTACTGCCGGTGTGCGCTCAAGCTCCTCCTTTGTTGCAGGTCTTGTTGCTAACTTCGCATTGCCATCTATGCACTCACATCTATAAGCTAAATGGTAGCCATTATTTCGAGTCCTAACAACGTGCAACTTAGCATATAACTCATCACTAATACGCTTTCTAATAGCGTCCCAAAGCTCGTAGGTTTGATATTTTGTATCAATGTCAATCACCTCAAGATTACCACTTACCGATCCGCATATTATCGCCACCCCTTTCGTCCGGCTATCAGCCATCTGCCTCTCAAGTTCGGCCACCTTCACCCTTTCTGTTTGGTAGATCTTCCAAGGAAAGATGGCTCTTTTAAAGCTATCTACCGCAATTGCATTTATTCCGAGTTCTAAGTAATTCATGTTAATAATTAAAGATTCCAAAATTCCTTTTCTAAATGCAGTAACTTTTGTTGATACTCATTGTAAAGTAATCTACCAATGGTTTTAAAAAGTGTATCAGGAGCTTTTAATTCATGATGACTACAACCACTAAATGTAATATTTATAGGTCTTTCTAATACTGCATCATTTAACATCCATTTTATAGATTCTAAATAAGCTTTAATTTTCTTAATTTCATTTGCAACTATATTGCATCTTTCTAATTTTTCTTGTGTCATTGGTTAAAGGTTTGGTTGTAATAATTTTCTGCATTTATAGTATCACATAAATAATCTCCTATCATTCTAGCATGAACAATTTCTTCTTTGTGATTTTCTTTAGCTTGTTTGATTAGTTCTTGCTTTTTAGTATTTAATTGCATTATTGTTATTTCTCTAATTAATGCTTTTTCTTCGTATATTTCTAATTGTTCTGCATACCATTCTACCGATGTTTGTTGTGCCATTGTTATAAATTGTTTATTTCTTCTTTTACTTGTTGCCAATAATTTTGATATTCTATTTGACTGTCTGTGATAGAAGGTCTTGAATCTAAAATCTCATCTACTGCAATTATTGCACATTTTTTTGCATCTTTTTAAAACATTAAGTTTTGAGAAATGCATGGATTACCATTTTCCAATCCACATCCTAATGTTGTTACATTAATATTACCATACTTAGTAACTAATTCTTGTGCTTTCTCTTTTGGTAATTGTGCCATGTTATTGTTCTTTATTGTCTTTAATACTTACCTCAATCGTCTTTCCTTTCAAAATATCCTCAATCAAATCCTCAATCATCTCCCTTTGCTCTGGGTTGAGTAATGGTATTAAATCCTTAATTGCTCCAACGCTAAAAGCATCCGACTCAATCTCAACTTTAATGCCTTTGCGTACTTCATCGTCAAAATGTGGATAGGTAATAATGTCATTTAATATCCACCTTAATTTGCGAGAATACTGCGCAAATATTACCGCGCCTCGTGTTGTGGGTGCTGACCGGATAAAGTCATTCATAAATTCATCAGCAATCTTAACGTGCTGAATTGCTTGTACTACGCTACTTCTCATTTGTTTTGTTTATAGGTTATTTACAATATATCTCAATATCTTCAACACTACTAACCACTCTTGCTTCTACTCCACATCTATTTAATCCTTCTATCTGATGGTCTTGTAGTGGTGATGCCTTCTTTCCAGGCTGCTTTACTTCTAAAAATATCACCCTCCCGTCCTTAATCGCCATCAAATCTGGTATGCCATTGGTAGATGTTTGGATGAGCTTTGTTACGAACCATCCATGATTTTTAAGTTTCTGTGTGATTTTGGCTTGGATTTGGGATTCTAACATATACAACTTTTTAATATTTCCTGACAAAGCTCTGCCGGTATTTTACTTCTTTCAAAAGCATTTGCTCTGCCTTGAGTTCCAGTTTTAGATCCTCTTGGTGCTGCAACATGGCAAGAATCTCCATTTTTACACATTTTACGAGGAATCCATACATTACTATTAGTCCAAATATCTGTTGGCTTCATTCTTTCATCTCCATACTGGCAATAAGTAACAGAATGTATTTTTAAACCTTGAACCACGTTTAACTTACGCAAAACTCCACGAGGATTTTCCATAAACCAGTACTTAGGTTTGTAATAATCTATAATTTCCAAAGTCTTTTTAACTATTTCTATACCAAGTTTTGCAGTTTCTGTTTTTGGTATGTAAGCTTCTTTTCCTCCAGTCCAATGATGTCCAATGGCAGCTACACTAAATCCAGTACATGGAGGTGATGCCCAAATTATATCTGGAACAAATGGTACTTTAGAATAATCAAATTCTAATATATTGACTGCATAATTAATACCATCAAATTGATTTATATCTGATGAAAATACTTCCATTCCTAACATCTCAGCTTCCTTGCCTATAGACCTACTACCGGCAAATAATTCTAATATTCTCATAAAATATGTATTTCATTATCCATAAAGTCAATAAACACCTCTTCAATCTCTAAGATTCCGCCATTTACCTCAAGGTTCTCAACAATGTTGAACATATTACCGAAAATCTTATAAACTCCGATGAAATATTGACTCGTTTCAGAAACAGTATGAAACATATCAGACTTGCACATTAATTGTGTCTTTTGGTAATCGTCCAAATCTTCTTTGTATATCTCCCACTCAATTTCAAGATAAAACTTATCTATTGTGACATCAATACTCTTAATTCCCCACTCTTTATGTGAAATTTTCACATTCCAAGTAACATTCAGAGAAGAAATCTTAGTAAATACATCTACATCTGACTTAAGACCGAGTGCGTAATTAAGGTGTTGCAGGGTTACTTCAGCTTTTGTTGTTTTGAAATCCATTGTGTTGTTTTTTTAAAAATGTGTAATAGGTTGATAAAAATAAGTAACAAAATTGTAATTGGCACACAAATCAAGATTAAATAAATTAATTTAACTATAATTAACAAACTTTCCTTTATTATATTCATAAAACATGAAATTATAAACGTCTTTAATGTTGTAAATATCAAAAATACATTGCAGAACCTTAAAATTAGGGTGGGATCTGCCATGTTCATAGGCTTGGAAGGCTTGAACCCTAACCCCAATCGACTCAGCCATCTGCTTTTGTGTTAAATTACGCTCCATCCTAAGCCTCACTAAATTCGTCCTAAATCCCATAATCTCGTTTGAAATGTTGTAAAGTGTAATCTTTTTTCTCCATAACTGCTTTGTAAATCTTATCCTCGATGCCGTTATGGGCAAATATCCAATGTATCTTGCTTTCCTTCTCCCTATCCTTGGTCTGAATCCTTGCTCTACTTTGCCAATAACTAACCGCCGAGAAGTCAATGTTGTAAAATATCAAGGCATCAGCACTTGATAGGTTAACACCTTCCCTTCCAGATGCTATTTGAGAAACAAATACAAGCTCATTACCGCCTTCATTGAACTTATTTGCATCATCAACCAACCTATCTCCAAATAGCCTTAAAATGGCATAATATTCAGCTATGAACTTATAATAGATGGCTATCTTCTGACCTGCAAACTTATCCTTGATAAATTCTGCCTTCCTTTCATCAAATACTTTGGCGATACGTTCAGGCTCATCTACTATGACTGTCCCACTATATATCTGGTGTAATTTGCTCATGAGCTTTACCGCAGTATCGCCCATCACAATCTCGCCATCTGCATTTTTAGCTATCTTATCTTTTTTCATTTTATCTGCAAACTTATAGGTCGAGTTCTCCATCATTACGTAGTGGATCTCTTCTTGGACAAAGGACTCGAACCCCGCCTCTTCTTGTGTAAATGATATCATTAATTGCTCCATAATTGGTTTGATTTTAGTGATGTCGGCATCTGAGTAGTCATTAATTGCTCTGTTAAATATGTACTTCTTGCGTAATCTTACGTAATCATTCGCCCATTTATAAAATCCACTATAATGCCTAAAGGGACTAAACGAGCTGCACCAAAGCTGATGGAATAGCTGAGAATAAGACTCTGGGGTTGGAGTGCCACTCAAAAAGATAATCGGCATTCCTTTCGCAATCCTCTTAAGCTCAGTTGCTCTTTTTGCAGGTTTTGGGAACGCTCCCAAGCCATGAGCCTCATCAGCAATAATAAAGTCGTAAATGGCTTTCTCGTTTTGGAGTTGTTCGTAGTTGATGACCTTAATATCAAGCTCATAACCCATCTGATAAGCTTGTTGGATAATATCGGTAATGGCCTTCTTTTTAGTAACAAACAACACCTTCTTAGCTCCGTAGCAATATGCAGTAGCGATGGCAGTCAAAGTCTTGCCAGTCCTCACCTCCATCGCCAGGTAGGCAATGGAGTGAGTTCTAAGCATCTTAAGAGCCTTATCTTTTATTGTTATCTGGTAATCTCTTAATTTCATGTTTAATTTTTTGCAAATATAAAATCGCATCCATAAGCTCCTCCTGCAAATGGTTAACCCATTGCTCATAAGTTAAATCATTTCTTTCCAAAGTTTTGCCATACTTTAAATAACCTATAATAGACCTTTTCTCGAAGTTTTTAATAACCTCGTTTACAATTTCATCATCAACCATTGCGTTTATGTGTTAATTGGTAAGATAATTGTTTTGGCTTGATGTCAGCGTTAAGTGCCAACCATAGCTTATGCGTTGATTGGAATAGCTCCCAGTCTTGCTTTAGTTCGTCCATATCTTTTGTCACAAGCTGCCATCCAACGCCTTGAATCGCCCCATTTTTGCCCATAGTGCGTGTTTTAGCATTTAGCCATAAGATTCCAACCGCATCAATGCCAGTATTAGTATCATATTGCATCAAAAGTTGATGGTAAGCTGCCAACTGCAACCAATAAGATGGGTAAATTGAGTTGGAGGTCTTGATGTCAATTAGCATTGTCTTGCCATTCATCTCAATAACGCGATCAAGTGTACCGGCAAATCCGAGTGATGCCGATGCCATGTGTAGCTCCATTGCATAGTTCTTTGGTTGATGCAGGTTGACAAACTCAACATAACGCTCAAACATTGACCACTCATTCATTTTGAACTGAGGATTGCCATGTAAATTGATAAATGTACACTCTTCACCGCAGTCATATTTCTCGGTAAGTTCATGCACTACCGAGCCTCTGCGACCTGCTTCATCACGAATTGAGTCGGCATCCGAGCCAACATCCTTAAGCCATTTGAAGTAGGAAGCATCTTTAGGATATGCTTCCAAAATTGTGGTAACCGATGGTACAAATCCACCATCATTTGTTGAGTAAAAACGATTGTCAAGGAACTCAATACGTCCTTTGACCAAGTCTAAGTTAAATTTCTTCATTGTTTGAAGGTTTAATTAAAGTTAAAAAATCAGTAGTCTGGGTGGGTAATGACCCCACATTGTAATTCTACAACCACGGAGCTATGTTTCAAGCGTGTCTAATTAGACCTAACGTGTGCGTCTTCCGTATTCCGCCACCAGACTGAAAAAATTGAGGATGAGAAGTCCTCTGTGTTGTAGAGCCTACACTCTCTTCAGCAGACTCCTTTCTCAAGGGACCAACACATTTGTGGCAGGAGCCGGAATCGAACCGGTAAAGCAACCTTTTTACGGGACTTGGAACCATTCCTCATTACGCCTTCCGACCTTTTAAAAGAGGAGGATGTAGAAACACCCTCCGGAATAACCAAAATACCAACTTTAGAATGGGGTTTCATCTTCGTCCTCTTGGACTTGAGATGATTTATTGTTTAATTTAGGCAAAATATTGCTTTTAACATAGTTCTCAAGAAACTCCATTCGGTCGCTATCGTCCCATGTATCTTTGCCTTTGACCTTGATTTTTGCTAACTCTGGCATACCATTCGGATTGTCGCGAGTGAAGAACCATTTTAAGCCTTTCTGCATTTGGTTGAGGAAAATCACCGATTTTTTTTTATCACCTTCAATGGTGAGTTTTGGTGTGAGGGTAAATTCCTTGTTGAGATCGGCATTAGGAATTGTCTTGAGAAAACTTGCAGCGTAACCACCGGAGTAATTCATCTCAATTTGGTACAAAACACCTTCGCTTTCCATCTTAACAACCCAAAATTTGCCGTACTCAGACTCCTTTGTGGTTACATCTTTAAGGATGCCGGTGAGCGAGTCATAGAATTCCTCATGGACTTCTCTGCCCATTTTGTTTGTCCTTGATACTGATTTCTCAGTTTTTTCTTTGAACTGTCTAACAATCTTGCCATTAGCAATGGCTAAAAAAACTAACGATTCGCCTTGACTTTGATTTAGTCCCATTTTTCTTAGTTTAAGTGTGTATTTAATAAAAAACTTTTCTTCTTGCTTTCAAACCTTGATATCAGCATTCCAATCTTTTCGGTAAATGTCTTGTAATCTAAGCACTCGTGATACTTAAAAATAATGTCATCAATCATGTATTGGCATTTATTGATTTCGCTCATCCCCATTCTATCAATAAAAAATATTGCTCTATTGAAATCGTCCCAAAACTGAGGAGGAATTGCAAACTTTCTTTTTTTGCTAACTTCTTTTTTAGTTATCTCGTCATTAACTACATCACAAAATGCCCAAAATGCGAGTGCTAACATTGTTGCTAAAAAGTAGATCATGGCTTGTAAGTTTTAAGAGCGTTTAGTATTTTAAAATATGTCTTGAGATTCATGTTGCCAGTCATTTCTGACTTGTTGATGCTGACAGTTGAGATGCCTGTAAGAAAAGCCAACTTCTCTTGGCTGAGTTTTCGTTCCTTGCGCATCGCTCGAAGGTCTAAAGGTTTTTGTTCTTCCATTGTATGTTGTTATTTGTTTCAACAAATGTACAATTAAATTATTTAATTAAACAAATATTTGTAAAGTTTATTTTATAAAATAAAAAATCCCCGATGTAAACACACCAGGGATAACCTAAAAACACTATAAATAAACAACAATTACATTTTTACAAACCCATGCTCATCAACCTTCCCTGCCTGGTGCAATGCCAACAACTCCCGAACTGATTTTCCGAATGCTTTTTGGAAATGTGGTGCATCATAGAATTTCCAATTTCCGCCCCATTCCCATCCGTATTGTTTGAAGATTTCAACAACTTCCATCCAATCACTTTTACCATCCACATCAAAATCAGTCTTAATGTCCCACGATGCAGTCTTGCCATCAACAATCAAAACGATGTCAATTGCCAATCCATAATTATGGTAGCTGAACCCACCGCGACTATTAGTTACCTTTGGCACTTTTTTGAACAAAGCATCCTGCTCAGCAAATGTCCTTAGTGTATGCGTAAATCTACATATTGCTCGACCTTTCAAGGCTTCGCAAATTTCATCGTAAATCTCCATAACTTCTGCCTTTAACTTAGGATGCAGTAATTTAATTCGTTCTAATGTAATTGCGTCCTTCATTTAATCTTATAAAGTATTAAAAATAGAATTACCGCACAAGCAATAATAAACCAATATAAACGCTTTGTTGCGTTCTGCTTATATTCTCCTGACTGCTTAGTAATCATGTCTAAATCAGCTTGTAATAAGCTAACACGAGCATTATCTACAATGACTGAGCGAAGTGTATCATGTATAGTAAATGTCTTAAAGAAATTTCGATTATTCCACAGGGTAATGTACGCAGTATCATTTATAATCGTGGTATCTGAGTAGACCTCAATCAGCGAGTCAACCATTACTATGGTATCAGACTTCACAATCAACAATGTATCATTCGCGCACATCCCTCTGCGGACAACCTCAGCAGCAACCTGGTTGAACTTCTCAGGATTCCTAAGAACTTGCTTAACTGGATTGCATCCGAACAAAATAATTATGAGTAAAAGTTTACGCATCTTTTTTCAAAAGTTCACCTTCGTTATTGGTAAGTAAGTTCTTCGTGATGTAACTCACCCCAGCAGTAATTCCAATCAGTGCAAAGGTTTTCAAATCAGATAACAATGGCAAACTACCACTACTTAAAGCAGAAGATACCGCAGTTAAAAACGCAGTCAAAAACGCAATTAAAAAGCCATTCAAAGCATCTCTTAAGTTCAAACTGAAAAATCCTGAAAAGTTCATATTATTTATTTATTTGTTTCTCAATGTAAAAACCGATGATAGTTGCTATGATACCCACAATCGACCAAACTATTTTATAGATATGTTTTCGCCAATCTTCAAGTGAGGAAACCCTGCCATTCGTTTTGGTTGTTTGGATTAATATCGCATCCAATTTATCATCGAATTTCTTATCAATGGCTTCAAGCCTATCAAGAATGAATTGTATACTATCCATTGACATCAGTTGTTGATTGTTCTTCTTTTATTTTCTCTGCGATTGCTTGGTTGATTTCTTGTAACTTCTTTTGCAAATGTTCGATGTTTGCAAGGCAATCATAAGCCATACTTTTCAATTCGATTAAAGTCATATTGTGTTTTTTACAAAATTACTAAGTTAAGTTGACTTGCAACCCATTCCCAAGCAAAAGAATCTTGTTGCCATGCTTGGTAGTATGCTCCTTCCATTGTTAAATTACCATTTGCGATACATTCTCCTGCCGATTCGTTACCTTCTGCATCAGTTACTTTGGTATATAATAGCCATTCAAACTTTTCAGATACTCCCAATGTTAGGTTAATGCCATTTGCGTTTAAAAACTCCGCAGTCTTGCTAACTCCGTTTGTCCAAATTTGGACTGGTTCGATTTGTTTCATATTTATAAAGTTTTTTTAAATGGTGGTGGAGGAGCAATATATTCGCCTTGTGGACAAGATAATAACCATTCATATTGGCTTCCAATTATTGCACGCTTATCATCATCGGTAAGAAATGTAAACCATACATCATTAATATCTTGTACGCAATTAAAATCTTGATAAGGTGCATATTGTTGCCCTTGAATTGTATCTTTTTGTTCTAATGTTAAAATATATCCTATCATACGTTACGTGATAAACTTGTTTGAAATGCTTGAACTGATGTATATAAATTTGCCATTTGTATAGAACTTAATCCATTGCCTATTGAAGCAAAAGCACATTGACTATTTGTTGGAAATACAATACCAGCATTGTTTGAATTAGCTGCACCAATAAAAACATTATAATTACCTAAACTTGCGGTATCAGTTGATATATTATTTGCTACACTAATTCCATTAAGATATAAATCTCTACGAGTATTTGCGATTGCGCTACCACTCATTAATCCGATTGGTGCAGTTGCTACCGACCTTGTTGCTGCTAATGCAAATGTAAAAAAAAATCTATTCGAACTACTATTTGTTATGCTTTGTAGTAAAAAACCTCCAGTGCCAAAATTTCCCATTTCTGCGCGATCAGCAACCGTAGCAACAGTTCTTGCATAATAAGCCATGTGAGAATTCCCACTTGTTAATCCTTCGGCAACAGGATTAAGTCCAGTATTCATATATGCCGATGTTCCATTTGGTGTTACTCCGTTTGATGCAAATGTCCATCCACTTGTAAAAGTTCCAGTATATGATGTACTTTTTAAGTTCTGCGCACAAGCAGCAGCAGATGCACCTACCATTGGGTAAATGGCTAACATCAATGTCCAAATTCCATTTGATTTCAAACTTAATACTAAATTATTAACTGCATTTTTTTCAGTTGTAGTCAATGTCCCCCCAGCACTTTCTACCCTAAAAAAATATGCTTCTGCATCTGCATCAAATGATGATGCACTTTGTCCTTGAATTATTGCAGAAATTTGACCACTTCTTGTTCTTAAATCAAACCTACTCATTATGAAATCCTATTTACATATCCAACAATATTAATAGCACTTGCTATTGAAGCAAAAGCAGTGATTGTTCTTGCAGCAGCACCAGTTCCGACAAGTGTTAATCCTGCAACACAAATACTTAATCCACTTTTGGAAGGAATGGCAAGAATTATATTTTGGTCTGGAGCAGTTGTAGAACCAAATTCAATAGTCAGGTTAACTGATGCTGTACTTGTGTTTGTTGCATACAACCATACCTCATCAATAATACTTGCACTTATTCCAGTTGCGTGAATCGTTGTTCCTGTTGTTGCAGTTGCTACAACTTTTATAGGCATTCCACCCGTTGAACCACTTAATAATGTTTTTGATATTGGCATATTTTATATTTTAATTTTATCCGTAAACTTGTGAAATTAATGCAACTTGTAATTCATCAACTGAGCCACCTCCACCACCATTTATAATTCTCCACGCACTTGATGTTTTTTCGTATAGTCCCTCAGTCCCATCAGTTTGATACACAATTAACCCCGTTGCAGCAGATATGGCACTACGCTCGGCAGCGGTCATTCGAGGAGGTAGGAAGCCTTTGGTGGTGGAGGATGCGTGAAGTATTGCTGATGCTATATCAGTATTTGAATTACCTACACCTACGTTACCACTAGTATTAAAAACTGCCAATCTTATTGTACTACCACCATAAATATACGCATCATTTGGGTTAGGAAAATTAAGGTTTAATGTACCCGATGCAGGGTATATGTTATTTGAATTATCAAGAATTAAAGATGATATTTTGCTAATGCCTTTTGAGTGTAAGGCATACGTTGTTCCGCTAACTTGAGTTATTCCTACACCATCAACAGTATTTTGACCTATTGCTAAAGCAGCAGTTGCTCCGTACCAAATTGCAAATGCTTGTGATACATTATAATTTATATTAAATGCACCAACTGACTTTAATGTGTTGATTCCTTCAGTTATTGTTACCCCCCCACTCACCCTTGCAGTTCCGTTGACATCAAGTATATACGTTGATTCAGTCGTTGTTCCCAACAATAATCGCCCTGCTGCGGTTAAGGTCATTTGAGCAGTTGATGAGCCACCCGAAGCAAACTTTATTTTACCTGTTGAAAAATCATTAAGTATGGAAATGTCACCAGCAGTATCGTTGTAAAGAATCGCATCCGTTGCAAGATTTATTTTATAAGCAGTGTGTAAAGTAGAATATTTTTGTAGTGTAAATTGTCCGCTTGCAGTATTACTAATCAACGAAATACCTGCCCTTCCACTTGTTCCACTTGTAGCATTGGTTATATTAATTGCAGTAGGATTATTTTGACTTTTACTCAATGCAAATGCACCCGTAGAATCAACATAAGTTAACGCACTACTCCCCGTAACACTACCCGTACCATTCCAATAGGTCAACTGATTTGCAACACCGCTGCCCGTTATTCCTGCTGCTATTGTCCATGACCTATCAGCCGACAAATCAAACGTAGTACCATTAATAGTAAGTGTGCGTGAGGTTGGAACTTTAGAATTAAATGTAGTCCAATCCGCAGAACTCAAAGCACCTCTATTTGTTGCTGATGCAGTTGGTAGATTGAATGTATGCGTATCACCACTTGAGACAATACCGAAATTTGTTCCACTTGTTCCAGTTGCGAAGTATTGCGTGTTTGCAGTAATTCCGTTTAAGGCTGAAACACCACCTGCAAAATTTGTGATAATTTCGCATAAATGCCCATTTTGTGTATGAAGTGTAACTGTCCTGCCACCACTATTACTGACAATGTAAACTCTTAAGGCGAGCCTATCACTAGCAAGTAAAGTAGTCTGAGGAATTGCCAATGATGTCAAATAGAGGTCTATTAATGTCCCTCCCGTAATTGTTTCAGGCGTTCCAACACTTGATGCAATCGAAGTAAATGTACTGCCGTTATATTTAAGTAGTTCTACGTAAAATGCAGTATTCCCACCGCTAGATGAAATGTTAAAATATAATTCGAAATTCCAATTCCCAGCGGGGATTTCAAGCCTATTTGGATCTGCAACATCGGTTAAGAATTGCGCAATCAATCCATTTCCAACCAAGTTAAAATCAGCAGCAGCACCCAATACCGCAGTTTTGGACATTTGAAAATATGTTGCAACCGATGCAGAAGTACCGCCATTCAAGTAATATGATACAGCACTACCACCGCTTGCAGTACCTGGGAATGTTGCGAGTGCTCCATCCCCACGAATGTATTGAGATGCAGTTCCCAAAGCAGTAACTGCCAATGTTCCGCTTGAAGTTATAGGACTATTTGCAACACCAAAAGCATTTGGCATTGATAAGCCTACTGAGGTTACTGTGCCTAATGTCCATGCTCTATTAGCTGATAGGTCAAATGAAACCCCGTTGATGGTAAGGATGCGAGATGTTGGGACTTTAGCATTTAAAGCATTTTGTAAATCAGTTTGAGATGATAATGTGCCGGTAATTGTTCCCCACACTCCTGCAACGGCAGCATTGCCACTATACACTACTTTCACATAAACCGGAGATACCGATGTACTCATGTAAATATCAGTAACACTATAATTTACTTTGATAATCATCAGCTTGTTATTTGTTGTTCAACATATATATAACCTTGCATCCAAGTATAAATACCAGTTAAGGTACTTACTTGTAAATCATAAATATACTCGCCCACAACATAATCAACAGTTGTAAGGGAGGAAAGAGTCACAGTCCTTTTATTTATTGCCAAAGACAAAAAGTCTGAATTGTTCCATGTAAACTGAACAACACCGGCAGCATTTTTAGCTTGTAGCTTAAAAACATAATTGCTTACATCAACCGGTATTTCTTCGCACTCATCTTCATAAAATTCCAATGGCCAGATAAATGTATCACCTCTTCTTATCGGTCTTATGTTATGTTCACTTACCATTTTATAAAGTTTTATAGATTGCTTTTACTGAAGTGCCATTGAGCGAAGTACCCATGATGATTTCATACACTCCGGCACTTGGCGAAGTTACAACATAATTATAAAACCATACTCCTCCGTAACCTACCGCAACAAGTCTATATGTAGCAGGGTTTCTTCCGGTAATCTTCCCACTTGTAACAGTCAAAGTATCATTCTCGGTTATCTGAGTTAATGGGCCAGTTCCTTGAAGGCTGAAAGAATATGATGGGTTTGATCCAAATGCCGACTCAAGACTTAACTCGGTGATAAAGCACAACATTTCGTATGCTTTATAATTATTTTGGTCATCAATAATGTCAATATACGCAGTATAAGATACATCATTGCCCAAAATAAAGTCATTGAAGAAACCAAATGCTTGTTTTATTGCCTGATCCAATTTTATTAGTCCGGTACCACTTAAAGTAAATCCTTTTCTATTTGGGATAAATTCTCTATACATTGCGTTAGTCTTGGGCGCAAGTTCCAAGAAATCGCTCGTAATTGTTAGCGTGGCATTTTTTGCACAAGCAAATGGATAGATATTAGTACCATCATTAATAGCCAAAACTAACCCCTCTGTTTTTACTGCATCTGCCATAATTATCCGTATATAAATTTATCTTTATAAGTATTGTAGGTAAATGGAGTAGTCACATTATAGTTCAAATCAATTCCTCCTCCATTTATAAGAATTTGAGTAATGTTTGCAGAGTATTGAATAAACAACAAATCACCTGGAGCAATTGTTACACTTGCCACATTTAAGTTTGCGCTAAATGGAAAAGGATTTGAAGGTACAGTAATTGTTGAAGTAGCAATAATTGTAGTATTTTTCCTTAGTGTTATTGTTACCGGACTTGATGAATTAGAATTTATAAATCCATTTAATATCGCAGTAATTGGAATCGTTATCGAAGCTAATCCATTGTAAGTAAGCTGATCTAAATTACTATTTAGTGTAAAGTCAGCAGGAGTTACAATAGTTAATTTTGCATAAACAAGAGAGTTAAACGTACCGGTAGTGGCATTTACATCAAGGTACTTAGTAATTGTACCGCCATCCTGGTCTTTATCCTCATCAAACAACTCAATAAGTGTAGCACTCCATGTGCTATTGCTAAAGTCAATTTCCTTTAAGTTTAAAATGCCATAAACTTTTTGAGGATCATCGTCCGGAAATACTATTGTGTTTATCAAACCAATAGGCTCGGTAGTACCGGCATCGTCCCATGTCAATCCGTAAAAGTTGCAATCTATCTTATTGCGATTAAACCTATTATGTTCCCAATGCGCAGTATCATTTTGCCTTCTAAAGCCAAATGACTCACTATTAAATCTTTGCCTAAACCAAGTTGGAGCAGTTGGAGTAATTTGGTCTGACTCTAATAAAGTGCCTTTATAAATCCTACTAAAAGCATCATCAGCAAATATCTCATCCTCAAACTCATTGCGAATATCTAATGGCTTAATGTAAATGGATTGAATGCCGGTGATTGACTTGCTATTGTACCCATTGAATGGATTGATTATGTCAACCTTAAGACTATTAAATCTCTTGCTATTTGTTCCGGCCAAAGATGAGTCCGGAGCAAGTAAAAGTAAATTTATATACCCATTTTCTGGGAACGGAGCTGCATTTATATTTAATGTTTGATAATCAGTAGGAATTAATCCAGTTGTGCCATTGTAGTAAATTTGCAACTGCTTTATGTTGGTAGTCCATGATGCATTTGATAAATTCCATGAACCATCGTCGTCTAATGTGTAATTATTTGTAGTTCCATAAAGCATAACAATAGCTACACCTTGAACCGCAGTACCAGAAAAACCAACTTGATATTTATGCTCAAAAGTTAAAGTAAATTTCTCTTTTGCTAAAATATTTACACTACATGATCTGAGCCAACACAAACTACTTAATTGAGAATCGCAATAAGCATAATTATCCGTTAGCTGCCCATTTGTATCATATTCTTCATTTCTTCCAAAGCCGGTTGAAGCATTTGTTGGACTTCCAATTAACCCAAACTCTCTTAGCCATTGGTTTAATTGATATTGTATCAATGAGGAAGAAGAAGATGTCAATGCACCCCTTGAGAATGACTCATTACACAACACCTCATTGAACTGATTGTAGTTAAATGTAATTGTATCTTTCTTTGTTTTTCTTACTATGTATCTAAGCATCTCAGCAGAAATCTGCTTGATAGAGCTTGTAGCAGAAACCTCGGCATCATACCTTTTAGTAAATGATGTTCTTCCGGCTAAACTATTTGTAAATCCAACAAGGTTGATAAGTGTTGAAGCATATAACTCCTCCAATCTAACAATGTGCCATCTATTTTTATAGAAGAAAACAGTTTGATTAAATGCAGTATTTATTTTATTGAGAACAGTTAGTGAGTCATCATAAACATCAACTTGTTTTTGAAATGTCTTTGCATCCAAATAACATTGGTCAAGTGGCATATAAGTTGCGCCACTTGTCATTGATGTATTAAACAAGTTGTTGATAATCCTTGAATTAATAAAAGTTTGAGGAGTCTTGTACATCGCATACTGGATGAACTGATAAGGAGTAAAAGTACCTATCAATTCATTGCCACTATTATCCGTAAATGGAACATCGGCCAACTTGCCTATCCCATCAGATGCTTTTATTGTCAATACATGATATGTGTCTTGCCAGACCTCTTGGAAGTTGTCTTGCAACACCCACCCAATCCAATAATTCCCCCAAGTGCCAAAATCAAAGTAAACTGTGATACCGGCATCATCATCAACCAAAAAGTTCTCCATTGCCACACCGCTTAGATTTGTAACGATGTTAATGGTAGCTTCAAGTGGTCTTGTTGACTTAAACCAATTCTCATCAGTATTAAATTCACCAAGAACAAAAGGTCTGTCAGCTCCTATTAACGTAGTAGAGCTGCCACTATATCCTGCAAAGTCAAATCTGACAATGCAGTCCTGGTTTTCCCTTGACTTAAATTCTATTCTATATTTCTCAGCCAACTCTTGAAATTTGTGTGTTTGTTCTATTTATTGCACCCACTAAGTCTGTTCCCCTCAAAGTTAAATTAACGCTTCCACTCATCCCCATTCCACCACCTTGAACTCCTCCAAAGTTGGCAGTTCCACCACCACCCAAAAAAGCAGCTAAACCTTGTGTTCCAACTGCTGCAAGTCCTGCACTTGCAACTCCGGCTGCACCGCCAGTAACTAAACTTGCTAAAAGTTTTAAAATGCCGGAAGTTATAATTTTAGATGCAATTTGACTAAGTGTTTTTAAAACTGCATCTCCAAAAGCTTGAAAATTTAAAACACCTGTAGTTATTAAAGTGTCAAACAATGATTGTAATGGCTGAAAAAATATTGAATTTAAATCTTCATAGGCTTTAAAGAAAGCCATTTTTGCATTATTTAAGTTTTCTTGTATAAGTTCAATATCTAAAAAACCAAATGAACCAAGATTTTGTTTAGTAAACGCTTTTGCATCAGCGTTCATGATTGCATCTTGCTGATTAAAAAACTCCTTTGTTAACTTTTGCTCTGCTTTTAACTGTTCATTTAAAAACCTTAATCTATTTTTATCAGCTTGTTCTTGAAGTTTTTGTGCAGCAATCCTTGCTTTTCTTTCAAGATCAAGAATATCTAATCCCTTTTTTTCTTTAGCTGCTTTTGCTTTTGGAGCTTTTATTACTTTTTCTTGCTCTTTAAGACTTTCAGTTAACTGCTTTGTTCTTAAATCAATAGCAGCAATACCATTTACAGTTGGTATTAATGTCTTTTCAAACTCTTTGTAAGCCGGAATAAGGTTATTAAATGCTTTTACGTTTGCTGCATAAGCTTCTTGTGCTGATTGTAAAGCAAGTGCTTCTTGGTCTATTATTGTACCAAATGTCTTAGTTGCATCAAATCCTTTCTGCCTTGCTATTGTGTTAGCATTTTGGGCAGCAGTCAATTTAGCAATTAATGCAGGTCTTTCTAACTCTAATGCAGTTTGTTCTGCAACATTCTTATTGATTAATGTGCTTAACGCAGCCTCTTTTGCTTTTAAAAATATCAATGATTGAATTGCAGTAACATTGCCTAAAAGCAAATCTGTGTACTTACCGGTAGCGATGCTTTCAGCAGAAATTCCTGCAAGTACATCCGGACTAATCTTTTTAAGTTCTACGTAAGCAGCTTGTCTATCCTTAAGTGGTTTGTCTAAGTCTAATAAGGTCTTTGTTAAAATTCCTATTTCTAATGATTCAGTTGCAGTTGAGCCAACTGATTGAGATAACTCTTTATTAAAATCTTTTTGTGCTTTTGCTAATAGGTTTGTTTTGCCTATTAATGCTTCCAATGCAGCACCTAAAGAACCATATTTTGTAATTAAGCCAGTTGTTGCAGCAGTCACAACACTAAATGCAAGAAATATACCTGCTGGGCCAATCAATGCACCGCCCATTGCTTTAAGTGCTGCTACTGCGCCACCTGACTCACCGGCAAGTTTGCCAAATGATTGAACAAGACCTGGAATATTATTTTGAATACCAATAAATCCAAATGGTAAGTCTTGAGCAATTTGACTAACATTTGTTAATGCTATTCTTGCCCCTTTCGCACTATCCTCTACTTTTGTAAAAGCGGTTGCAGTAGGAGTTGCAGTGTTTTTTGTTTTTGTTAAATTTGTTTCTAATGAAGATATTTGATCATTTAATTTTGGAACTTCAGATGCAGTAGAAGTAAGTATTGTTTTAAGGTCTTTAACTTCTTTTATAACATCTGAAATAGCTGCATTAAACTCATCTACTTTCGCACCAAACTCAAATATTAAAGCATCTGCCATTATGATAATCTTTTAAATATTTCCTTTATCTCATCATCACTCAACACATTTGAATTTTCTTCATCGCCAGGTAGCTCCCAAAGTTGTTCTGGTGTTTTTGGTGCGGTTTTAGGATCACCCATCAACCGCACCATCGTAAACATAAGCATTCTTGTCTGCTTGTAAGTATCTACCTTCTTATCTTGATGTCCTTTAAGCATTAGAGATAAATGCCTTGGACTCATTGCATAAAAATCATTTGGAAGCAACATTAACTCACCGAAGGCAAACGACTCTATTTCTTCCCACGAGTAGTCTTTTTTTTTGGCTCATCAGCCTTGACTACTTGCGTCTGCTTAACAAAGTCACTTGATGCCCAAATGCTCATTATGTCCTTAATTTTCTCAAGAACTTCCTCATTGTTTAGATTTAATTCAATAAAATCAACAAATGATTCGAAAGTTAATGATGGCACAACATCCTTTATAACGCAGTTATTGTAGTAACCACTATAAAGAATGTGTGCTATTCCAATTTCATTTAGGTTATCGCCTTCAAAAGCAATCCCATTTACGAATTTGCCTTGCAGGTAACGGAATGATGCCATTCCAAATTTAAGTCCGAGTTTCTGACCATTTATCTCAATCGTAGTATAGTTCATATAATTAAACAGTTATGTCAATGATACTTGCAGAAGTAAAGCTACCGCTGAATTTTACAAATTCATTAGTTGCTTGGGTGATAGTCAACGAGTTGACATACGCACTAAATTGGTGATAGTAAGCAGTTCCGGTAGATGATCCCAAAACATTTGGACTTTGAACCCTTACTTGAACTAAAGATTTGCTTGACATTGCAATAAGCAAATCCTTATAAGTAACTTGTGTAACCTGCGGTAAAGCTTCGCATACTGCATCAAAATCAACTGTTATAGAAAAATCACCAACTGAGGTAAGGATTCCACAATTTGTTGCATCTGAAGCGGTGTCAGCACTTGAGTTAACTGAAGAAGAAGCCAAACAAACGAGAGTTTTATAAGTTGATGCGTTAGTTACATCAATCTCGATATTTTGCAATGCGCCTAAAATTTGTCCCATTTTTCTTTATTTTTGAATTACTGAATTATTGATTGTTAAAATTTTTCTTGAAATATATACATCCCCATTTTCTAATGGCAAATATCGTGAACTTATGCGAGATAATGGAAAAATTTGGAAATCATCATCACCAACATCTAAAACCCCAGTAAATGGTATTATTAAGTTCAATACCAAAGACGAGATGGCATCTACAACACTTAAGTCTGGCCTTCTATATTGCTCAGTAATTATGTTAATGTCAATGTCTGCATCGGTAATAAATAGCTGATTGTTATTGTCAGCAGCCTCGGTAATGCTTCCGAGCATTATGTATGTATTAGGAGGTGTGTTAAAAGGAGTTTGTCCATACACTTTGATAATATTGCCATTATAAACAACATTGCCATCAAGTATGTTCATGTAACACTCTCTAATATTATTTGCGCAGTCTAACATCTACTTTTTTAATAATGCTTTTAATCTAACTTTAAATTTATCCTTCAGCTTCTTTAACACCACTTTTACCGCAGGGTATAAAAATGGTTGAGGTCTTGTAGTGCCTTTCCCATTTACATAATGTGTTGCTGCAATATTCTTCCACTCATTAGTCAAATTACCTTCATAAACTTTATACTTGCCTCCAGTACCAAATTCCACATAAGCAGCATAATTTGTATTTACCCTAACCTCATGTCTAAGCAAAGATAACTTATTTGAAGTTATCGCTCCTCTCATCCTACCGGTATCAACTGGAGCATTCTTTTTGGCTAAAGTTACAATATCCAAAGCTGATGCAGTCATCTCATCATCCACCTCAGTTGCAAAGTCATTCTCTAAAGCCTTAAGTTTATTTAAAGCCTTATTGAAATAAGTATCATTTACTTTTACGCTCAACGGCTTACTCATATCACAACTTTTTTGTATTGATGGTAGTTTAGGCCATCCCAAAAAGGAAACTTATTATTGTTGTTGTTATTGGCATCACCGGTAAACTTCTTGCCGGTATTGTCATAAGACCAAGCAACGAGAGTAAGAATGTCTGACTTAATATCAGCCGGAACTGATCCGTAACCGGCTTGGTAGGTGCAGTTGTAAGTACCTGGAGTGTAAAGCCATAACTTTCCACCAATTTGCTCGTATTCGGTATTTTTTACAAAAATATCATAAGTATTAAAACCACTTTTATACTTAAGCTCATTTACGCAAAGCAATGGCGAGTAAGGTAAATCTATTATCCAAACATCTTGAGTTGTACCGGCAATAGTGAAGTTTGAGGTAATTAGTTTGTTGACAAAACTTACCCCACTTAATTTCTCAATATGCTTTCTTGCAGATGCAATTAAATCGCCAATTAGGTTGTCATCAGTATTGTAGTCAATACGCATCCATGTCTTGGCATCAGTAAGACTTACAGGCTCTACAACTGCATCAGAAACGATTTGAACACTATTTATTATTATAGACATCTTTAATTGTATTTATGTACCATTTCTCGCACCCAGTATTCGAACTTGTCCAAATTCTCTTCTCCCCCCAATTCCATTGCTCTTTTTCTAACTTTTTCGCTTTGGGCATTATACGATGCTGCCTTCTCAAGCTTGAAAATGGCATCAATCCATTCTTTAACATCTGCCCTATTTTTAATATAAATTCCTGCATTGCTACAATTTTCTTTTAGTCCTTCAGTTTCAGTACAAATAACCGGTATGCCATAACTCATTGCCTCGGTTGCAGTCATACCCCATGATTCATATTTTGATGGCATCAACAGTATTCTTGTCTGCTCGTACACAGACTTAATCTTAGGCGAATTAGGCACTACTTTTACGTTTGGAAGCTTTGGTATGTTTTGCTCGTCATAGCTTCCTATTACGCCTAAAAAACGCTTATTAGGCAATGCCATGGCTATCTCTTCAAATATCTTACCACCCTTGTTATCATTTAAGTTAATCAGAGTAATATATTCGTTCGAATGCGAATTTTTGGTTGAGCTAAAGTCTGATGTATTTATAGGAGGAGTTAAAGTAAAATTATCAAATTCATATTGCAATGTATCTTTTAACCACTCTGAATTATAAATAATGTGTTGATTCTTTTCAGCTTGAACTATCTCCGGATATTTATGGCTATTGTGGATCAAGTGGAATAATGGCTTTCTTTTTGTTGCAGCCATTGCTATACTCCATCTCGTATAATCGAGGTGAGTAAAAACTGCATGACTCCAATTAAATAAGTTTTCAATAACATTTGGGTTAGGAGGGAATACATCTATTCCATCATAAACATAGTTATTGGTTATTTTGTAGTGATTGGCCTGATGTAAAAGAACTCTTATGTGATGACCTTTAGATTGCAAGTGTTTTGCTATCCGGTGAATCATCATCTCTGCTCCGCAGTTATGCTCCGGAGGGTAAAGGTGAATAGAAAGTACAATGTTCATATAAAGTCATAGTTAACGTAATATCCATACTTATCATTCCTATACAAAAGTGCAAAATATGGATATCGCTTAATAAACAAATCGTGAGTCAAGTCATCTTGCTTATGTTCTTCCCAAATGTTACCATTTACTTCACCTTGTTTCATTTGGTAGGGAACTGCGACAAGACATTTAATATCTTTTTGAAACAACATACTTAGCAATGCGTCAGCATCCTCAAAAGACAAATGTTCAATAATATCCCCAAAAATCACATAATCGTAATTGCCAAATCGAAAATCTAAAACATCCTCGTTATAAACTGTTCTATAAATGTCCCTTAACTTAAATTCTTCAATATACTTATCCCATATCTCAATGGCATCCAAATTAGGGTAATGTGGCTTAAGCATGAGTCCATAAGTCCCACAACCTGCACCAACATCTAATATTTTTGCATCCCTTGGTATGTTCTTTTGGATGTGATACTCAACCTCTAACTTAAAATATCCGTACGAATATGGCATATAAAAGAAGAAGGGAATTTCACCCTTCTTTTTCTTGTGCGTTTAAAACTATATTGCTCCGTAGATAGCAGCAGTTGGTTGGAATTGTAACAATTCGCAACGTGCTTCGCAACGGAAAGTAATCAAGTTCTTGATAAAGTCATCTTGATCAAACTCTGTGCTACGAACACTCAATCCAGATTGTTGTGCAATGGCAAACTTAGTAGTGTCCATAACATAAATCTTAGATGCAGTAACAAGAGAATGAGGGATAACTGGAATACCAAGGATTCTTACGTTACCATTGTTGTCGATAACCATTCCACCAGGTACTGAGTAATCAGCAGGTTTAGTTTTTAACAAATTCGCCCAACCTGCATGAGTTGTCAAAGAAAGGTTTGCGTTCCAGTTCAAAGCACCCAACTGAGCAACGTAATCAATGAACTTCTCAGCAGTGTTTGCACCAGAAGATGAACCTGCGGTTGCACTTGAAGCGATTGCGTTAAGATAGTAAGTGTCTTCTGCTCTTTGGAAATCTTCAATCAATGACTGTTGAAGATAAGCTTGAAGGAAAGGCAAGTCATCAATCATTTGACGAGAAACTTTAGCGTAACCTGCGATGAAAGACAACGCAGTGTTTACCACTGTTACATCGTAATCAACTTGAGGTTTAGCATTACCTTCAGTTTGCTTACCGAAAGAACCTTCGCCAACCGGAGTGTTACCTCTTGGGAAAGAAACCGAACCGGTAGAAACTGGGATGATGTTGAAAACTGAACGCAAGTGTGGGTTAACATAAGACCTTAAAAAGGCATTGTCAACATAAGAAGTGTAAACAGAACCAGTAAGGTTGTTACCGATTGTCATTACACCAACTGCTTTCATGTCCATTTCGTAAGAGAAACCCTTACCATTTGTTCTTGCAGCAGCCTTAATGTCATTCCATCCCTTTTCAATAGCAGTTCCAATCTCATTTTTGATATTGAAAATCTGCTCAGCATAAGATGTAGCAACTTTCTTCTCGGTGTTAGCTTGTAAGCGACCGAAAGCAGCCTTTGCTTCCAAAACCTCGGCACGAGCTTCTTCGATGCTCTTGTTGGTTTTCAAAAGGCTTTCGTTGATACCTTCAACTTTGCTATCGAAGTTTTTTTGTGCTTTCTCATTGATAGAAGCAACTTCGGCTTTTTGCTCTGCCATTTTTGATTCGAGGGCAGCTTCGAATTTTTTTAATTCTTCCATTTTACTTTAATTTAATACTTGTTTAAAATTGATATAAGCGATTTTGCAAACACTCTATCATCAACTTTTGGCTGCTCTGGTGTTGGCTCAACTACCTTCGTGCTACTCATTTGTTCAATAGCTTGTGCTAACTGTTTAACCTTTATAAGACATAAGTCAATCATTTCGTCAGATGCGTCTGAATTTCTGATAAACTTATCGAATGCTCTAATTTCCTCTTGCATAGTTTCTACACTTTTCAAAGACTTCATTCCAATTAATGGAGTGTTCTCATTTGCCCCCCATGCAGTCAAACTTGATCCCTCAAAAAGCATCACATCCCTCAACTCATTACCCAATTCACTCTTTTGCTCCTGCAAGGTACGAAATCCTATGGAATGCTCTTTAATTAGTCCAGATTCCACCATTTTTATAAAATCTTTGCCTAAAGTATGTGTACCGACTAAAGATTCATAATACAATCCATAAGAATCTTCCTTTAACACAATAGGTTTACCTAATGGTTGCGCAGGGTTGTGGTTTAACAAATGCTTAATCCTGCCTTTGCCATCTGGCCCCCAATCATTGATGGAACGCTTAAATGCTCCTGGCATCATTATGTCGCCATCAGAGTCAACCATACCGAATGCAGAAAAGTAACCCGTAACAATTCCTTTTTTTGCGTCAACATCTTTAAATTCACAATCTAATGACTTATAATTGTATATCATACTTTTTTGATTTATTAATCTACCTTTTGCGTCAGTATTTTCGTTTATAAGTCTAATTTCATCAGGATTGTTATCATAATGAATTCCAATTCCAAGTCTTTTAACAGTTTCCCATTTCATCTTACCATTGGTAAAATACACTCTTGAATGAGGAATACCAATCTTATCTGCAGCCTCGTAAACAGACTTACTTTGGGAATCTTGCCTTCTTGTAATAATATAAATCGTTTTTCCCTCATCTTTTAACTTTATTGCTATGTTTTGATATCTTTCAAGCTCAATGGTATCATCAAAATCAAAACTAACCTTATTCATGTCGGCAGCCTTCTTGCTTTCTTCTCTCAGCTTATCTGCTTCCTCTGGATGAGATGCTAAATACGCAACAAATGCTCTTTGGGCAGAATCGCGACTCTCGTACATACATTCTCCTTTCCCAATCTGATATTTCCCGTTATCGCATCTATTTATTGGCATCTATCTTATTTCTTTTTTATTAATTTACCATTTGCGTCCCTTCTTGCTTCAAATCCAACTGCACACCTACAATTTATGGAGAACCCTGCCGGTGTGGTCGGATCACCTGGAAATCCTGCCAACACTAAATCTCCTTTCTTACCCGTAGATGTAAAGTCATCCGCCCATCCCACTTTTTGACCATTCATATTAAAATGGTCATAATTATCTTTTGGAATCCTTCTCGTCCTTTTATCCCTCGCACTTATCCATATCTTATCAACCTCAAATGGATGCTTGTCTGCACCAATCATCGAAGCATAATTACTTGACCTCATCACCTCCGTTCTCGCTATCCTTTTTGCCCTCATCACACTATAACCGGTAGTTTCATCACTCATGATGTCCTTAGTTATTTGATCTATACTTTTTCCTTCTTGTATTCCCATTGCCACAATTTCTTGAAGCTTTGCTTTAGTAGTCTGAGTAATATTCGAAACAAGTGTAAATCCATACTGAACCAAAAAGCTAATAACCTCCGCAATCCACTCGTTATTTAACCCAAATGTATCACCTTTTTTATTCATGACTCCAACTGCCCTATATACGGCATTTCCAAATAGGATTGCCGACTCTTTATAAAGCTTCTCCATGACCTTCATCATGCTTTCACTCCAGGCATAAGCACCCATTTGGCTTAACGCTCCCTCTGGCCCAAATTTCTTAATATCATTAACGAATTGCGTTAACTCTTTTTTAATTATCTCATTAAACAAAGAACTATACTTTACATCAAGTTGGTTGCGAAGTCGCTCCACTTTCGTCCAATATTCTCGTTGCTGCTTCGCGTTCATCTTCAAGTCTTTTTTTGTAGCTAAACCTAACTTCCATTCTCATCCTCTGCTCCGTTCGGCACGTTCGCTCCGTTGGTATCTTCGGGAATCTCGTCATCACTATCGTCCATATTTCCTGATCCGTTGTTGTCGATGTTATCATTTTGTCCATCAGTCATAGTTAAGTCCATTAATACTTGGTCGATTGGAATCAGACCATTTGATACGTAAGATGTAGCATAAGCACCACCCAACTCCTCGTAATTCATTGCCACTCGCTTCTCGTCATAAGTCAACCAATTAGCATCACGAAGTATGCGCGACATACGCTCCATATCTTGCTGCATCTCCGGAAGTGCCGTAATATCAAAGTCAATATACACATTTTCTCCAAAACGTGGTACAAGCCACTTATTAAGCTCATCACGAAGCGATGCACAAGTTGGGATGACTGTGTTAGTCATTAAGTCCCTCATCGCATTTTGGTAGTTGTTGTAGCTTGATGTATCGGTATCAAAAATTACTGCCGGTAAACCAAATACCCTGCACCATTGGTGCATTGACATCTGCATCGTCTTAACCAAGTCCATGTCAACAGATGACAAACCAAAATTAAGATAGTCCCAAGGAGTTTGCAGGACATTTATCCTTCCCTTGTTGTCAATTCCGTTCATGTCCTCATTGACCGCCCTTTTTATCATGTTTGCTTGTTCAACGGTGAACGTAGCAACATTTGAACCAATTGGCTTTGGGGTAATCGCTCCCTTTGCTCCTCCATTCTGGGCCATCATGGCCGAAGCGTCGGCAGCATTGTTGCTCATCCGGAGGGTAGAGTATGATGCCCTCATTGGAGAAACACCTCTCATGTGGGAACGAGTGGTTGCATTGAAATCAGGGTTCCATGTTTTCCACATCATCACTTTATCCTTCGGTAGGTCAATGCCTTGGCCAACCATAAGCTTATAACCAAGGACATTATACAAATCGTTTGGGTCTGCATAAATATCAAGGAAATGAGTAGGTAAAACATTTAGCTCAAGGAATTTTCCACCCAAATTGCCATCATTGCCATAAATGTCACCTTCACCGCTTAGGAAGCGATATCCAAAAAGATTCTCAAAGAATTGGTCTTGAGATTGGTTTTTGTTTGGATTTTCGAGGAGATTAGCAAGTGGACTGCCCATCACAATATTTTCCGAATAAGCATTTTTCCTCTCGATGATGGCTCTCTCGAATGCACCTTTGTTGGCTATACCTTTAGAGAGTTGCTTGTATTTCATTAATGAAGTTCGCCCCTTCTCTGTATCATTAAGCCGGTAAACGTACCAAGGAATGGAAGCGCATTTACGCGCAAGGAAGCTCACAATAGCATAAACATCAGCATTCCCAAGATACCCCTCATTGACATACGCACCACTTTGGTAGTTCTGAAGGACTGCACCATTTAGATAACGGAGTTCTTGGTTAAATTGCACATTTGGATTAAGACCTTTTTTACTAAATATGTCGAATAAACCCATTTTCTATTTATATTACTCCCCAAGTTACCGAAGGGATTGTTAATTTACTATATATTCCGTACCTCAAAGCGTCACAATTATGGACAAGTACACCATTTGCAAAGTACTCGTGCATCTCTTCCACGTTTAAGTCATAAACTCTTTCCTTCCAACTTCCTTCTACACCTAAGTGCTTTAGCTTTGCAGTTTTGATGGCAGAACTTTGCGTGTTGTGATTTTTTGGTATATTCTTTTCCACATTGTAAGCATTTTGCTTGAACGTGTTCGAATTTTCCAAAGTTACATCTTTTTGCGTGTTCACTATGCCACTTAAGTCCTGCTTCACTTTTATGCCATTCTGGTGCTGCTGCAATTCCTTTTTTTCTAAAATCTGCATACCATTCTGGATTCTGTTCGATTCTTTGTTTGATATGTATTGATAAGTGCTTGTTGGCTTCAACGAGTTCAAGGTTGTCAATGTGATTGTTCCATGTGTTTCCATCTTTATGATGGATGTGGAATCCTTTTGGTCTAATTCCTCGCTCACATTCCCAAACAAACCAGTGCATTTTATCTCTTCCATTGTTAAAGTATCTTTCTCCTGACTGAAGCTTAAATGACTTTCCTTTGTAAAATTGTTTAGGTAAATTGTCATCCCCGATTGTAATTTCGAAATCTCTGTCCATCCTTTGTTTGTTTTAATTAAATGATTTGGAGTACAAATCAAAATTACTTCAAACGTATCGAACTGCATCAAATACTTTTCCACAAGATGCACTCCGTTATCATAGAGTTCATTTACTTTTCTAAATCCATCAGAAGTCAAAACAAAATCCTTATCAGTTATTTCATCAATTCTTTTAACACCTTCCGCAGTCCGAACTAAAGTTTCACCAATAAAACAGATATGGTCTCCAAATTTTACCGGTTGGTCAAGCTTATTGCCATTCCTATCCGTTTTCCACCGATAATTCTTAAGTTCCTTTAGCAAATTTAGTGATTCTTGATGAATCGTCAATGGAGTGCCTTTTACACACCTAATTCCCTCAGTCACATCCTTATTTGCAGGTTTAGCATTGAAGCCATTTCTAACAAGTTCCTCGATGGTTTTCGGCTCAGCAGCATCACAATAAATCTCATCCATTTGTGATAAACCAAGTGTTTTTACCCTTTCAATAAGGTCATTAGTGGTCAACCTTGTTTCGTAAAGTAATTCTTGCACATAAGCCACACCATCGTAGAACACAACCTTGCACATTGCAGATGGTACATTGAACCCGAAGTCCAACCCATAGACTGTTTCACCTTGGCCATCCTCCGGCATATTCTCGGTTGTGCGGTAGTGCGTGTAAATCAAGTCTTGTGAGAGTCCTCGTTCACCCAAGCCATAAATCTGCCAGTAGTTAGGATCTGCGTCCTTCAAACGGGTAAGTTCGTCAATCAACTCTTTTGGAAGGAATGGATTGTCCATAAAAGTTGTGATATGGAAATCTGAGTCATCTCTCGGTATAACATTATCATAAATCCATGATGAAACGTCAGAAGGATTGTAGTCTATCACTATTTTGCCCTCAGTACGCATAATTAGCTGCATCCAAGCCTCATAAGAGAGTTCATTAGCCTCATTGCAGAAAAGATAGTTTCTTGCGCGTCCACGTATTTTTTGAGGTTGATCAGCACTCACAAACTCGATGATATTGCCATTTAGCGAATAAATCTGGTCAGTTTTGTTGTGATTGTCCTCAGAATAGATGTTTAGTTTGACGAGAATGTCAATAAAGTCACGAAGGACTGTACCTTTTATAGATGGAAGCGATTGCCGGACGATTGTGAGCGTCATGCCCGTTTCTTGGAGAAGCTTTACGATGAACCAAATAAGGATGTTGTACGTCTTGCCCGATCTTGAGCCGCCCTGCATAACAGTAATTCTTTTATCGGAGTCAGCAAGGATTTCGTAGACCTTGTTTGTTTGGAGTTTTGCGTCCATAGAAAATTTTAAAAATCGAAGTTACGAATTGAAGTTGAAAAGTATGGGTAAAAGTGGGGGTGGTTTATATTAAAGCAGAAAAGTGCGAGAAAATGATGGTTTGCTTTAATTGCTGCTTTAATAAGGTTAAACATAAGTTTATGTCCGTTTTGGAGGTATCATAAATGGGGAGTGCCCCCCGCCCTGGCAAAATCGGTTTTCTCTAAGTTCCCCCCTATCCCTTTTGCAAAGTAGGTGATTCACCTATTTAACATATTACAAAAAAACGTAATATGTCAGTCTATTTTGCCATTTGTCGACCTATTCAGCGTGAAAATATCTTATAACCGATATTATGTTAAATAGGTATAGCATAGTAGTATGCTTTGTTTGGTTGACATCATGACATGATAGCCAGTTAAGCAACTTTGCTTAATTCCGGTTTAATAACTTCAACGCTAACGGAGTTTAAATTGCCTTCAATCTTATTTTCAATCCTTTGGGTCGGCAAACCATAGGCATATCTAAAATATATATCCACGGCCTTCATGTCATTTTTTTCAAGGCCGTTAGCCAATGCATTAATAGCTATATCATGCAATGGGCTGAGGCGCTCCATGATTTCGTGTTCTTCCATTCTCTTTTTTCGTCCGGCACCAGGACGCGCACCGCCTACAGTAGTAACCGGCTTTCCTGTTTTCCTTGATATTCTTTGATTATTCTCAGACATGTTTAAGCTTGTTTATGTACATATATATATGTATTACTTTACTTATCGTTAATCAATTGCATATCATGGCTGAATTGATCGCTTTGTTTCTCTCTCTCAAAGATTCTAAACTTAAGCCAGTTATTACGATCATCCTTTACATTATCCTTTATATACCTTATGAAATCGTTCAATTCTATGAATAAAAACAAAGATTGATCTACCTTACTTTTCTTTATATAGTAACCTCTTTTATTCATAACATCAATTAGCAAAGTTATAACACTATTTAATAGTTTATATCAATTCACATTGAATGTTAATATTTTTCTAATTAATACCAAATTGATTGAATAAATACTAAATCTTTAACTTTTCTTTATTTTTATTAGGTAATATTAAACTTAAGTTTATATATTTGTGAAACAATTACAAACAAACAAAAAACAACATCATGAAAAATTTTCTTATCGCAGCTTCAATTTATGTTTCAATCGTTTCAATGTTATTACCTGTTTTCATCTTTTTACTAAACAATACAAAATAATTAAACATTTTTTATAACCAAAAAAACAAAACAACATGAAAAATTTTATTATCTCTTTATCAATTTATGTTTCAATCGTTTCAATCCTTTTGCCTATCTTTTTATTTTTACTTAATTCAACCAAATAACCAACAATTTAAAATTAATTACCATGTTACAAGCTACATCAAATTACAAAGCAGTTAAAAACCTACTCAGCGACGGCAAGACCAATGCTAAAACATCTAAAAATGCGATTAAAACGTACATCCTTTACCTTGCACCCTCTAATTTATCCGGTATAAATATTTGCCCTTATGCTTCTCCGGGTTGCATTTTAGGATGTTTAAATACTTCTGGCCATGGCCAATTCAATAGTGTACAACTTGCAAGATTAAATAAAACATTAATTTTTAAAGAGGATAGACCTAAATTTTACATTCAATTAGCCAATGAATTACTCAAAATACACGATAAAGCAATAAAGCAAAATATCGACATTGCTATTCGCTTAAATGGTACTTCAGATATAGATCATTTAGCATTAATAGAAAGGTATTCAGGTATTAATTTTTTAGATGACTTTTATAATAGAAATTTGAAGTTTTACGATTACACAAAAAATCCTAAAATTGTATCAAAATATTTAAATACTAACTATAAAATAACGTTTTCACGTTCAGAAATTAACGATTCAAACGTTTTAGACGTTTTAAAAAATGGCGGTAATGTAGCTATAGTGTTTAAAAACGAATTACCACTAACATATAAAGGATATAAAGTAATTAACGGAGATGAAAGCGATTTAAGATACTACGACGAAAAAAACGTGATAGTAGGATTAAAGGCAAAGGGCAAAGCAAAAAAAGATTTAACCGGTTTTGTAATTGATATAAATAAATAACAATGAAAAAAGATATTTTCCAGTTTTACACAAAACACAAAACAATAATTTTAATTACCCTAATTATTTTATTAGGGTATTTTTCAGGAATGTTAAAAGATAACTTATAAAAAAACAAAATTATGAAAATTCAGAAACATTTAATTACATACGAAAAATTTAGCAAAGGTTGTACAGTTTTTAGATATTACTACCCTTCAGGTGATCTCTATTATAAACACGAATTTTTATTTTATTCAATACCTGAATGTAGAAAAATGTTTATCGAAATTTTAAAGGAACAATTTAAAAAAGCTTAATTATGACTTATTACACAACAAATTTAGACGCAAACGAAGAAATCCTAAACCGACCTCACTTAAAAACCGGTGAAACTATTTGTAAATGCGGTAAAACATCATGTTATTTTGATTATGTTTCAAATGGACAGGATAAAGACAAAGTAATTATATGCGATCAATGTTATTTAGACTGTGCAAATTTTGAGCGGATTTAAATAATAACTAAACTAAACTAATTAACAGGCCAATTAAAGGCCTGTTTTTTTTGTTTAAATAGGATTGTTAAATTATTGCATTGTATGCCATCCGGTTACCTGGTTAAGCATTGTATGCCATCCGGTTACCTGGTTAAGCATTGTATGCCATCCGGTTACCTGGTTAAGCATTGGATGCCATCCGGTTACCTGGTTAAGCATTGGATGCCATCCGGTTACCTGGTTAAGCATTGGATGCCATCCGGTTACCTGGTTAAGCATTGGATGCCATCCGGTTACCTGGTTAAGCATTGGATGCCATCCGGTTACCTGGTTAAGCATTGGATGCCATCCGGTTACCTGGTTAAGCATTGGATGCCATCCGGTTACCTGGTTAAGCATTGGATGCCATCCGGTTACCCAAACCCATTTTAAGCCCATTTAAGCCCATCAATTAATTATCAATACAAACATATCAAACAACTAATTTAAAGCCATTTTTGCCCATCTAAATCGCTTTAAACGATATCCTTACTTAACATCAGCTTAACATCTACTAAAACGTTTTACTAAACGTTTTACTAAAACGTTTTACTAAAATTTTAGCCATTTTTTCACTTTTTGACCTAAAATCGCCCTCAGACCGACAAAAATCTTTTTTTAAAAAAAAAATTTTGACCTATATTCTACAAAAAGTCCAAAAAATTTTTTTTAAAGTTCCAAAAACCAAAAAATATTTTTTTCCGACCTCACAAAAAAAATAATTTTTTTTTCAGAACTACGAATAAAAATCTAATAATGTGTATCTATATATAAGAAGCACTTTTTTATAAATGCAAACCACTTTATTCATTTATAAACCTATGGTTAACCTTGTATTTAAAACACTACTCATAAATAAATTCAATGCTACACCCATAATCCTCAATTATAGCCTTTTTTAGACCTTCTAAATCGCATCCAATAGGAACATTAACTTTTAACTTACGGCTTAAATTTGATGACTCTAAATTCGTCAGGCAATCATTTATTCCTTTTATATAACTTAAAGTCTTATCATCCTTTATCCATATCATATTTTCAATAACTCTTATACTATGAATTACAGTTGTATGATCATTTTTCATAATCATTGAGATCTGTTTTAGCAATAAATTGAACTTATGCCTTAAAAAGTGAGCATAAAGCTGCTTAGCCAGACATACACTCCTATTCCTTGAACTACTTATAATATCACTTTGAGATATTCCGGTTACCTGACTAACTATCTCTAACAACTGCTCAGATGCGTACAACATATAATTTTATTTATTTGGTTTACTAAATGGTTTTACTAAATGGTTTTAGTAAACAGTTAACTAAATCGTTTTAGGAGATCCTGGGCCTCAAATCCACAAAACCAACAAAAATCCCTAAAACCAACAAAAATCTTTTTTTAAAAAAAAAATGGCCGGTACACGATTTTATCATTTTTCATCGTTTCCTTTCTTTTCTGGTATATACAAAAACCAAAAAAAAACACACGACCACCTATTTATAAGGGTAAAATCGTGTAAATCGAGTACCCCCCTTGATAATCAATGAGTTACGAAAAAAAATCGCGTACCCAATCGCGTACCTATCGCGTACCCAACCCCTAAATCGCGTACCCATTTTGCTCAAATTCACGTTTTTTACCCTCGTCCCCAAAAAACCGATACACTTTTTTGCCCCCAGATGACTTTTCTCGCTTATTTAGGTACGCGATTTTCAAAAGGGTACACGATTCTTCAATTGCTTTTACGAACTTTTTATTGCTATATTCCTTCTTGTCAAAACCGCTCATACCCAAGAAATCGTTATACAATTGCTCCAATTTTATAACTTGCCCATCATAATCCAACCCAACAATAAAGTCAAAAAACTCATCTCCAAACTGCACTTTTATCTGCTTTCTAATTAAAGATTCAGACTTCTCCATCACTTTTAACCCATTCCCCAAATACCCAGAAACACACATAAACAACAAATTATAAAACCTATTCCACTCATGTAAGTCCCAATCATCAAACAATTTATGTCCAAATAAGTCCTCCGGTGTGTAGGTTGACGAAAATGTTGGTGCAAATTCCAACACTCGTTGCCTTCTTTTTGCATGATTTCCAGAGTTCGGAATAGTGTAATTAGTGGTAAACATCACCTTTGGTGAATCCGCGTAAGGGATAAACAACTCATCTTTGTTCTTCTTCTCCACAGTTACACCCTCGGTGATAATCGAGTAAAAACCCTCAAAATCCACGTTCCTACGCGTATCTTCAATAGCCAAAATGCGAGTATCAAGGTCTACCCTTTGGAATGCAAATGATTTGTCAAGCTTAAAGTTCTTACCATCAACCCGAACTGTGTTTAAGATATACGAAAGTGCCTTCACAAAAATTCCCTTGCCAGTCCCTCCACCGGTCTGCTCATTATCCGTTTCCTCGGCTAAAAT